ACGAGATTCCTCTACGTCTCGTGGGCTCGGAGATGTGTATAAGAGACAGGTTGGATGACCGCATCCCGCGAGTACCCAGCAGCCTCTGCCGACTGGATGAATGTGTTGATGAGTCCAACCTGAGCAGCCTGTGCTTCGCGCACCGAGCCACCGAGTTCCAGCGTGGTGAATCCCACATTCTGGAACTGGTCATAGAGGTTGTACATGCTGTCGACCAGCGAGTCCGTGTCGCTGTCCAAGCGGGCGACCTCGTTCATCAAGGTCTGCACCTGCTTGTTCATCTCGTAGACCGAGCGTGAAGTGTTGATGGCTGCACCATCGGCTGCCATCATCACGTTGACGAAGTCCCTCAGTGTCGGCTCTTCGATTGTGTTGTTGAGCAACTCAAGACGTTTCTCCATGTCGGTGAACCCGTCAGCAGCACCGCCTGTAGCAACTAGCGTCTGGTAGAAGCCCTCGTTGGTCTTCTTGATCGCATCTTCGATTTCGGTAACCGTGTTCACCAGCAAGTCGCCGTTGTCGACAACCGACTTAGCGTTTTCGATCCACTCGTCCCATTTGAGAATGTTCTCGGCCAGAACGTCGTTGACAAGCGCGAGGTAGACCTTCGCTGCCTGTGTTTCTTCGTTGAGGTCGGCGTAACCATCCTCTGCCTCTGCCAGTGCTCGGGCTTGCTGAACCTGTGCGACTGTTGCTTGCTCAGTCGCGACCATAAAGTTGATTTGCTCGTCAACCGCAGACTTCAAGTCGATGTTCTCGAACTGGTCTTGGACTTCTTCCAAGTTTTCGATCATGGGTCTTATCTTCGACAGAAGTTCATCAGTGGCTTCCGCACTCATATTCTGTGCTAGTGCGTAGTTTGCTGCAGCATTGTTGGCGTCTGCGAAAACACGGTTGTTCTTGTCGTGCTCTGCTACCTGCATTGCAACTGCTCTGGCCAAGTCCGACGATGCACCGTTGGCTTCTAGGACGGATTGTGCGTAACTTGCAAACCCGTCTTCGGATTGAGCCAACAACGCTTGCTCAAGGTCAAAGGCGGTGTTGAGTCCCCCAAGCGAATCCAACAACTTGTCTGCGCCTTCGCTGTCAGCAAGGAACGCTGCCTCTAGTGCATTGGCACCGGCAGCACCGGACTCCAGTGCCTCCTTGTTTTCAAGGATCGCATCGGTGTTCTGACGGAGCGCAACGGTGAACTCCTCGGTGCGCTCCTTCATTGCCTTCGACTTAGAGGTGAAGTGGTCAAAGAGGGCGAATGCTGCGGTGATGGCAGCCGTCACTGCCAGCATCGGGGCAATCGATGCCATGAATGCTTTGGCCGACATGGCTGCTGATCGGAACGCCATCGACGTAGCCGACATTGCTCGGCCTGTACCGGCGAACGTGGCATTGGCCGATGCCACCTGAGCACGCATGTACTTGAACTGCTCGGCTGCTGCTTTGACGGCAGTGCCAACTCGTCCCGCGCCAAGTGCGAGTGCCTTCTTGCGAACTATTAGCACCGCAAGAACGGTGGCCAGTGCCTTGGCTCCACCGGGGAGTTCGGTGATGACGTTCGTCACCGAGGCGAGTGCATTGACCAGTGGAATGGCTGCCTCGGCCAGTGTGGTGACCGCCGTGGTGATTAGTTCCAGTGCGGGCTGGGCAGCGTCCAGCAAGTTCAAGACTGCCGAGCGAGCATCCTCGTTTGTGGCAGCGAACACTGCGAATGCTGAAACGACAGGGCCACCCAGTAGGTTCGCAAACCTGCCCACCACCGGGATGCCCTGCAAAATGTTCCTACCCGCGAAAAGGCTCAGTGCGGTAGAGGCTGCACCGACAACTGGGAGGAGTTGCTTGAACTTCTCACCCGCTCCTTCGATGCTCACACCCATGCGGTTCATGTGCTTGACCGAGTCGGTGGCACTCTTCAAGAACGATGTGAGCGGAGCCATGATCTCACCGAACGCGACTCCCATGTCCTTGAGAACTGGGTTGAAGACCCCGCCCTCACGAACTGTCTTGGACAGTGCCTTGGTGAGATCGTAGGCAGCCTTGATGGCAGGGCCGAATCCTTCTTTGAGTACGTTGCCGAACTCAATCTGCATGTCGTTGAGCAGACGCGGGAATGACCGGAGGACTTTCCCCGGCTCCAACATGGCTGCTTCGTAGGTGCCCGCGACCTTGGTGCCTTCTTCCAAGATCATGTTGAGCACGGCGGTCTGACGCTCAGTGGCTGTCAGTGCAGCCTCGGTCTTACCGATCGATGCTGCGTACTCGGCGTATGCCTCACCTGCGTACTTGGTGATACCTGCACTCTTGAGCAGACGACTGTTGCCGGTCTGGATGGCGTAGGCCAACGTCCGAGCCGTCTCCGTTGAGTTCGACTGCGAGAGCACAGCCAAGTCCTGAGCAACTCGGGCGACCTTGGATGCCTTGGCCATGTCAAGATTGCCCTGCGCGAACAGGAGAGCCATCTCCTGAGCGGACTTCATCTCAATGCCCATGCTGCGAATCTCTTTCGCAGTGGTGTTGATGGTGCCGGGTGCAAGTCCGAGGGACTTGTTGACCGCAGTCATGGCAACGTCCATCTCGGACACATCGGCTGCTGCCTTGAACGATGCCCGACCCAACTTGATGAGTCCGAACATCGCTGCACCCGTTGCAGCACCGACGGCTACGAGAGAGCGTTGAAGTTTGTTTATCTGGCGGGTCGCACCTTGAGCAGCGACACCGACGTTGCCGAACTGCTTTTGAGTACGTTGAAGTTGCTGGATCGCCTGTCGGGCTTGGACATCAATCCCGACTTCGACTATTCCAACATTGACCGCCATCTCTACCTACGCTTCTGTGCCTGTTCTCGTTCCCATGCTGTCAACTTGTCGTGTGCTGCCCAGCCCAAGAACTCATCTGCACTCAGTGGCCGGTGGCTAGGGCTTCCGAAGAGCAACTCCTCAACGGTTCGCCCTAGCCGTTCGGCCAGTATGTAGTAGTAGCGGTACTCAGGGTCGGCTAGTTGTCTTTTCCCTCTTCATCGACGGCTTTGGCTGTCATGCCCGACATTTCCATCGCCTTCTGCGCGACGAACTCAATCGCTCCCGCAGACTTGTCCTGCAACGCAGGCATGTCCTCTTCCGCGAAGACGGATTCCCCCGTCTCGGGGTCGAAGACCGTGGCAATGATGAGCATCGGGTAGAGGCGGTCAAGGTCAACTCCACCATCTGGAAGAGTGCAGGTCTGAAGCATCCGCGACCGCTTGCCAGCGGACATAGTGCGGACTTCGACGGTGACTCCCCATTGGGGAATGTCCAGTTCCTCACGACCAATGTCGTCGGACTGGAGGATGCGGTCACGAAGGGACACGTTGTACTCCTTGGGTTAGTGGGTCAGGAAGTGGCTCGCGAAACGTCGCCAGTCACCTGCAACTCAATGCTAACCGGAACCACATCACCGACCGGGGGACTCACATCGTATGAGGTGACGATGCACTCACCCGAGTAGATGGGGTTGGTACCCGAGGCGGTGCTTCCAGCGGTGCCGAACTCAAACGAGAGTGTGGCCGACTGCCCGAGGACTGCTTGAATGTGAGCGTCCAGAGTTGAATCGAACATACCCGAGAGGGAGACAGTTGAGTCCTTGAGTCCCACGATGTAGGTCTTGGAGGACGCACCGAAAGCGGTCGTCTCAGCAGTCTCAACCGACTGCGGGAACGAAACGTCGTTGAGGTAGGCACTGATGTCGGTCAGTGTCCCACCTGAGTTGTCAAGCGCGAAGTATGCGCCCTTACCGTGAACAAATGCCATGATGACTCCTTAGCGTCTGGCGAATGAGAGTATGTATGTGACACCGCCAGACGAACCGGCGAGGGTGTACTCAGCACGAAGGTATTGGTTGACAGTCGTGCCCGCTGCCACTTCCACCCGCTCAGAGGTGGTCGTACTTGCGCTCACCGTGGTGAACGTGGCGAGGTCTGCCCACACCGCATCGTCAGCGGAGTGCTGAACTTTGATGATGGCAGTCCCGTCGTGATCGTTGGCCGTAACGTGGAGGATTCCCACGCCACCGTTGGCAGTGCTGGCACCGTGATCTTGCGAGGTGCCGTTACCCGTGGCGGTCACTTCCGCGAGAGCCGTCAATGCGATGCCGTTGTCGATGCCGTCGTCGCCCTGCAACTCAGCGGAGGCAGCAACGACATCCCCGACAGGTGCTGAAACGTCGTATGACGTTGCCTCAACCTTGGCGAGAGAGCAGCGGTTGCCAGCGGTCGTGCCGTTGTAGAAGACCGTGACCAGCCCGCCATCGTTGGTGCCGAGGACTCCTTGAAGAACCTCATCCACCGCGCCTGCTGATCCGTCGAACATGCCGGTGAGCGACACGGTGCCGTCTTGCAGGCCGACGATGTAGTTCTTTGAGTTGTCACCGAACGAGGTCGTCTCTGCTGTCTCCACTGACCGCGACACACTGGCATCGTTGAAGAACGACGAGAGGTCGGTCTGGTTGAACAGGACGGCGGTGCCCTTACCGTGGATGAACGCCATCACTCAACTCCTTCATCTTCGATGACTTCTTCGACCCAGTCGAACTCTTCTACATCAGCGACTGGCTCGGGTGCCTTGCCGTCGACTTTTTCGATGATCCCTTGGTCGGTCAGCCAGCGGATGGACTTCGTGGGGATGTCATCGACAATGTCGCCGGGTTCTGCCCGACGACCCTTGTAATCGATTCCTTGAATGACTCGGTATGTTGCCACTCGTTCTCCTCGCATACGCCGTCAGTGAGCCTTGCTAGGAGGGCCACTGCGGGGCACGAACGAGTCCGAATCACAAAGCCACTGAGGGCACGACGTTCTGTTTTCTGTGATCGTACCGCTCGGGGTATTGGCGATCAAGAGTCCCGCTGGTTCTTTGCTTTGCAGCGTGAGCACACAATAAGCCATGGTCGTGTGACGGACTCAGCGAGCAGGCGATTGCAACGCCAACAGCGTGGCTTGTCGTCTTGCGAGGCGCCCTCACCATACGGATCGTGCATGGTGTTCATCCGAGTTCCTTCATCACGTTGAAGTTGCAAGAGAAGAGCACACGGCGACTGTCGTCCCGGTCAAACACAAATGGTGAACTCGTTGATTCGATCCGGTGGTACAACGTGCTCTCAATCGTCGTGTTCGATACGGCGGTGAGCAACTCCCACAGTGTGTTGGCCAGTGTCCTGCCAGTGGAGTACGAGGTGTTGCGGACTATGACCTGCAACTCGGGGCGTTCAATCTGTGGGAGGTTTGTGCTCCCCATCGTGGACACCGGAACCACTCCACCCGTGCTCTCGTAGAGTGCGACCACATTGTCGGGTGTGTCGGGCATCAACGACAGGAACAGGTCGGTGCCCAGCGTCAATGAAGTGTTCGTGTCGACATAGGTTCCGAGATCATCAAGGAGAGCCATTAGCGAACTCCTCTATGAACGCGAAGACGGTGGCCAATGAACGATGCCATGAAGTGTGGAATCTGTGGGACGATCGCATACAGCGGGCGGGTGAGGTACTTGTTCTTACCCTGCCCAACATGATCTGGTGCCTCATGCACTTTGAGCGCGTAGGTCACGTTGTTGCCACTGGCGGTCGGGCCTCCGTAGCCCAACTCAATCTTGACTTTGGTTCCGCGAATCTCTGGTTTGCCCACGGTTCCCGACATCCTTAGGTAGCCGTTGACCACGGGAACGTAGTTCATCTTGGAGTCGGTCATTACTTCTTCGGCAATCATGGTGACCGCGCTGGCAGCAGCAAGCATGATGGTCTGCTCAATCCCCGCGAAGTCCTGCTCCACCCGCACAACTGACCTGCCCCTCATCGGAACGTGACCACCGTGTGCTCTAGGCCGACGACCTCGGTGTGGACTTCAATGCTTGCGACTTCGGGGTCAGAGCCATCCGATAAGACGATCTTCTCCCCGAGGACGATGTTCGTGTCCGCAATGTACGCCTTGGTGGGCTGGTGCTGTTCGTCCACTTGGTCGGAGGACGAGAGCATCGCGATTGGCTCCACATACGCGGATGCGGTGCGCGTGGCACCGTAGGTCGACTCCCCGTAGTTGTTTGTGCCACTGACCGCATGGATCGTGACCGTGTGTGGCATGAACGCCAGAAGTTGCGGGTCGATAGCCATGACTTACCGCAGCCTGTATGGGGCGTAGGAGTAATCGTCGGTCGGGTACACACGTTCGTTGTCGTGAATACCCTTGCGCCCGAACGTCGTCTCCCTGTCCGAATCCAACTCCCGAGTCTCCTTGGCACCTCGCCTGTAGCCCGAGATAAACGGACTGACGGGGAACGCCTCTTCGTTCGTGATGAGGCTTTCGGCCAACTCCATGTAGTGCTGGTACTTCTGCGAGAAGTCCGCACTCAGCCCACCGATTGATCGGTTCATTAGGCGAGCGAACTTGGCTGCAATAGAGCGTGCAGCCTCCGAGGCACTACGACTTAGGGTGCCGTGGAGTTCGACAAGGTAATCGACCTCTTCATCACTAATGAGTTGGTCGGTGGTGTCGGTGTCACCGATAAGAAAGCGCACGGCATCTCGGGTGGAATCACTTGGGTCACCTGAGTATGTCCATGCCATAATCCTGCTCCATCGGGTCTATCGGAATGGTAGTGCAGGACGTTTCTTGACGGTAGTGCTACTCGGTGCTCGCTTCGGTCTTCCGAGCGGGAACCGGGGGACGCTTCTTTGAGGCAACCTTGCGCTCTTGCGTCTTGGTCAACTCAATAATGCGCCTGCCCTCGTCGTCTTCTTCGGGCAACTTCGCCCCGTGAGGAAGTGGAGCAACGTAGCGGTTCTCAATCAACGAGTCGATATGAGTCCAGCCAGTTGTGTCGCACACTTCCCCACGGACGAACCTGCGATCTCCGTCGAATGGACGGAGGACGACATACCACTTGGTGTCGGGGCGTACTGCTTTGATGAGTGGGTCTTCGGACACTTAGGTCACTCTCCCTTGTGGTTTAGGTTGGTCAGGCGACGCAACCGGAGAAGAAGTACCCGAGGTCGGTGGCGATGACCTTGTAGTCCCACGCCATCTGCGCCTCAATGCGATCCGCACGGAGTTCGGGCATACGGAACCGGCTGATGCCGACGTTCTGACCCATGCCGTCGGACACTCCGCGCCATGTGAACTGGTAGCCAGCCGACGGGGTCAACAGACCGGGCGACGGGGCGACGTAGTACAGGGCTGCGTTGTTACCGGCGTTGAAGCCGAACGAATCGCTGGCACCCTCGGCACCCGAGTTGATGATCGAACGCGAGACGAGCACGCGGTCGACACCGAACAGACGGGCGAGGATACCCTCGGCGGGAACCTCGGACGAGGTGTACTTGATCCGATCCACGATGTCGGGATGGTGGCGCAACTGACGGAAAACGTCGTAGCCGAGAACCATCACGTTCGGCATGAAGCCGGTGTTGCTCAGGATGGCCGACTTGCCAGCCTCCACATCGGTGATGGGGTCAGACGAGGTGTAGTTGCTCCAGACCGTGAAGTCCGAGCCACCCGTCACATCCGTGTCCCACACGCCGGTCGTGAAGTAGGAGGACATCCACTCAACTTCCTGACGGAGAAGCAGACGCTGCGTCACGAACTGGGTCGCGTCGCGATCGGGGTTCAGCGGGTTGTCCGCATTCGCCCGAACTTGGTCGTCCACATCTTTGTGGAAGGCGTACACCGAGGTGCTGTAGGTGCTGGTGCTCAGGTTGTAGCCCGAGCCTGCCGACTCCGTCGCCGGGGCACGCAACTGCGCCTCGTCGCGGAACCAGTCACCCTTGGTGTAGGTGTAATACTTATCGCTCTGCTTCTCAACCGGAACCGAGGGGAACACCCGGTTGGCGATGAAGGAGCCTTGATCCTGAATGTACGCGACCGAGATGTTGGTCAGGATCGCGTCGACATGTACGTCGTTGGTGGTGGGCTGGGGCATCTCTGACTCCTGTTACTCAGGCTGCTCGGGCCGGGGTGGCGCAGTTGATGATGGCGGTTCCGATCACGCCCGCAGCACCCGTGGCAGTGAGCATCTGCCCACCGACATAGTGCGTCGTGTCAGTTCCGATGGTACGGGCATCGGCCTGTCCGTCACCGGAAGGGCCGATGAGGTCGCCTTCGTTGAGCGCAGCGTCCGAAGACACTTTGCTCACTCCGACGACGACGATCTCTGCCGTCTGCCCAGCGGTCGGGTCGTTCTGGAGAACGCCGACCGGGACATCGGTGAGAGCAGCGCACACGGCAGCCTTGCCGTCGCTGTCAACCTTGACGAAGTAATACTGCTTCGCGCTCAGGTCGGCTGCTGCCTCCAATGTGATCTTGAGGGGCTGGGAAGCCTTGTATGCCATGATTAGTTACCTCGCAGGTACTCGGTGTAGAGGGTGGGGTTCGACTCAACAGCCTTGGCGACTGCCTGTTCGTGGGTCAGGCTGGGATTCGACTCAATCAGTCGGGCAGCAGCCTTATTGATCTCGCTGCTCGGCTCGTTGTCGAATGCCGACGACTTGCCAAGTTCAGCGAAGAGGTTGCCGGTGCTGATGCCCTCGTTGGCAGCAGTCAGAACGGTCATAAGAGCGTCGAAGGTTTCCCCGTCGACTGCGTCCGACACCGACTTGAGCACCTTGCCGAAGTCTTCGGCCTCGGCGGGGAGAGCGGAGAGTTCCGCAGCCTTGCCGATGAACTCGCGCTCCAAGCGGAAGTCGCGCTCTGCCTTGGCGATGCGCTCGGCAGCCTCGGCACGCTCCTCGGCAGCCTTGACGATCTCCACGATCGCGGGGTCAGCCGACTTCAAGATGTCTTCGCTGGCCGGTGCTGCCTCGGTGGCAACTGCCTGCTCCATCTTTTCGATCTGATCGGTGAGTTCGGCATTGGCCGACTCAAGGGCTTCGATGTACTCAAAGACCTCAGACGGCAGGTCGACCACATCGTCGTCCTTCTTCATCTTCTGGCCATACATCTTGTCCATGTCGTCCTCGTCCTCTTCGTCATCGGACTCGGCATCACCCATGAACTTGCGCTTGAGTTCCTCGGGCATCTTGTCGCCCTTGGCCTTCTCAACTTCGATCTCTTCGATCTCGTTCTCGTTGGTCATGTGTTCCTGCTCCGTGGTGTCGCTCTTGAACAAGACAACCTTGCTCAACTGGTTGGCTGGGCGCGTGACGAGACTGATCTCATCAAACTCCATGTCCGACAAGCGGTTGCCGTTCGTAGCCATTGAGAACGAACGGTACTTCCCCCGATTGACCGGCTTCAAGAGTTCTTGCGAGATTCTTTGGGGATCGGCTTCATCGCCTTGATCTTCTCAGTGATCTTGTCGATGGCTGCGTCATCAAGCATCTCGCCGGGGACGAGCATCACGCCGGTATCCCCGTCTGCCTTACCGATGGCTTCGACCATGTCGGCCCGCGCACTTTCTGCATACCCCTCGGCTCCACTGACATCGTAGGGAACGTAACGCATCTCGCCCTCCTTGTTAGGTGTGCGGTAGTGAGTGGTGAAAGTCGACAGGTCGAAGATGCCAATCTGATCGTGTGTCCTGCCGAGGTCGGCTGCGCGATCCAGTGTGGGGACGACAACCGATACGTCTAAGAAGATGTAGTCAACTCCATCGACGTTCTCCTTCCACGCGCCGAGGTGGTGGTTAGGGAGTGCCAACAACTCTGCCTTCTCGTTGGCGTACTTGCGGACATCGTCTGCGGAGAAGTCACTGAGTTTGACCTTCCGCTCGTTCTCTTTGCCGATTGCGACCGCCACTCCCTTGCTTCGCATCTCGTTGCGCTTCGGGTTGAAAGTGAACCCACCACCGCGAGCCATTGCTGCGAGCGACTTAGCACTCTTCCCTGTTGCCTCCACGATCCTGCGAACTCGGTTGCCCGTGCCACCACCCGCAGCAGTCTTACGTCGGCCATGAGTTTTCTGGTCGTGAGAAGAGCCACCGTGTTTCTTCACCTTCTCGTATCGCTCTAGAAGACGGCGACCCTTGGCTGCCAACTTGGCTGCATCGCTACGGTTCTTGGGAACTGGCTCGCCCCACGCTGCTGCCGAAAGTGCCAGCCGAGTTGGCTCACCCTTGTCATTGGTCATCGGGCCTGACGGGTTGGTGAAGAATCGGGTCAGGAACGATCCCTTGCGACGCATCTTCTCTGGTGTGTTGGCAGGCCCTTTGACTCCCGGCTTGAGGTTGGCACCCTCTTTGCGCTTGAAGTGGGCACGGCCAGCAGCCGTCAGTCCACCTTTAGGGTCTTTGATCGGTTCCTTGGCCATCACAACTCCTTGATGTATTTAGGCGGGATGTCTTGGCTCAAGACAACTGTTCGGCCATCAGTGCCATCCCACCCAGTGCTTTCGTAATAGTCGTAGTCACCGAAGTCATAAGCAATCCCTTGGCGTGCCTCAGACTCTGTGAACTTCGGCTCTCTTCCCAAGTCTTCTAGCGTGATGACACCATCAGCGATCATCTGTGGTAGGTCGACCTCAAACACAGAGCCTTGGCCTGCGTCAGAGTACGAATCTGTGATTGAGAGTTCGGGTGTCAAGTAGACCGCAGAACCAACACTGGCGTTGCTTATTCCCCTAGTCTCTCTGCCAGCAGTCAGCCCATCCTGTCTAATCGACTCGGCATTTTTTGCGCTAGTGCCGTGATAGACGATTGACCGTGCCGAATCTTCTTGCCACTGACGCTCTACTTCACGCTCCATGTCTGAAGTGTCGACATCATCTAACATCTCGTACGCGCTCTTGTACGTTCGTTCGACAGTGACTTGGCCATCACTTTCACTCAGTGTGAGATAGCCACCGTCAGGTTCTCTAGCAACGATGTGACCATCAGAAGATTCGTAGCCACTACCAGTAATCAACTCGTAGTGACTCACTACATCATCAATAGACGCTTTGACTGTGGCTCCACCTTCTAAGTCGTAAATGTCGGATGGCCATGTTCTTTGGCGAATGTGCTTCAACTCTTCTGACGAGGCTTGGTACTTATCCCAGTCAATCCCCGGTAACGCCCCCTGCTTCCTACGGCCATGCGTCTTTTGGTCATGCTCCGCGTGCTTGCGTAGTGCGTCCTGCATCTTCTTCTTCTTGTATCCCAACCGCTTGCGCTTGACACCCATCGCGGTAGCGGTATGCACCGAGTTCACAGTGGGGCTGTCCTTCTTGACCTTCTTACCCTTGGCCAACGTCTTGATCCAGTCTGAGTTGTTGCCTTCATTGAGAATCGAGCCGATGCTCGCCTTCGGGCGGTCTTCCTTACCAACGCCCCCGCTATTTGTCGGTGCAACCAGCAAGTCTTTTGAGGGCGTAACAAAGTCTTCGATGTCCATTGCGCTAGTTTGCCAAGGCTTCCCGCTGTCACCCACAAAGACAATGGCATCGTAGTTACCCGAAAGAAGGACAACTTCACTCTCAGCGGGAGAACCCAGCCCAGTCTGCGGAGTTGAGAAGATCAACTCCACTGGCACGACCGCCGTCATTACGACTGGCTCGGCACCAAGTTCGGAAGAGCCATAATCCTTGGCAAACTCAATGGCTTTCCATGTATCGGCAGTCCAAGAACTCAGTGGGCGTTCGTCAATGTTGCTCAATAGCCCTACAGTTCGCCCAAGGTTCTGGCTGCGACCCCAGTTTATCTTCAAGGCTTCCTTGAAACTGGGTCTGTTTTGCTTGGTGATCGTCATTCCTCTTGAAACCGTAACGTGCGTAACACCGGCCTCCTTGAACTTCTGCTGAGTGGCTTCGTACTGCGCCTTGACGACCGCCTCTACGAACTCAATCGCTTTGGGGAATCGCTCACGCATCTGGTCATATGCCATAGCCGAGTCGCCACCGCTTATGTTCTCTTGCAGGTAGATGTCACGGTCATTGGTGAACTCTGTTTCGTAGTTGTGAAAGTTCACTCCGTCATAGTTATCAATGACACCAAGGCTGTGCAATGTAGCAAGGTGCAGCAACATGCTGTAACGGTCAGAGGAAGATTTTGCCCAAGCCTTGAGCACACCGGAAGCAAGTGTTTCAGCGTTGAAGTGATCCTTTGGCCCATCAAGGGGAGTCGCTCGCCCTCCCAGTGCTAGGGGCGGGTAGATCACTTGATTCTCCTGCACTAAGTCTTGTAACTCCAGCGCGATCTTGTGTGCCTTCTCGGGCGTGTCGGCAACTCCAACCTCCATGATTGCAGCAGCAATACTCTTGGACGTTTCTACCTTAGTGTTCTGTGCGTTCCCTTTAGCCTTAGGCACCAGACTCGCCATTGTGGCGAACGATGCAACACTGTGCTTCCTCCGTCCGTGTGTCTTCTGATCGTGGGAACTCCCGCCGTGCTTCTTGACCTTCTTGCCATATGCAGCGCGGATTTCAGACCAGAACTTGGGATCGTCGTTCTCTAACCCAGCGGGGTCTTCGGCTATCCAACGATAGATAACGTCATGCACTGCTTGGTTGGTGGTGGCACTCTTGGCGTACTGGTTACTAAAGAGCGGGGAGGTGTACATCTCTCCTTCCCAAGTTATGTTGGTGTTCTTGAGGTAATGGCCAAAGTCTTCTGACACCGCAAGTAGTTCCAGTGGGTCGGCTGAGTAGTAACCCCCGAAGATGATCTGCTCAACCTCGTCGTTTATCTCTCTAACTTCTTGCCAAGCAGCCTCTTCGCTCAAGCCCCGAATCCTGTCGTAGTAGCCGTCAGGGTCAACCGCGCCAACCATGTCTAGGACTGGAGCCAGTCGCCCTATGACAACTTCGGCAGAAGCACTTTCACCCAAACTTTCTAGTAGTTGGGTGGCATAAGCCGAAACTAGCCCAGCGGGGTTTTCGGGTTGATAGCCATACCGCAACCATGTGTACGCTCCGTTCGACCCGTACCTCGTTGATAGAGCAGTGACAAACATTCTGTGTAGACCTGCTTGGTGATACTGGTCTTCCCAGTGGCGAAGGATTGTAGAGCCTAAACCTTGCCCTTGGTAGTCTTCGACGATGACAAAAGAGGAGTTGTGAGCAACACCACTATCAAAGTGAAGTGATCTTTTGAACCCACCGGCGTAGTTGCCATCCAAATAAACTTCACCGTTGGCTGTCAGGGTGTTTCCATAGCCCCTTGCTTGGTCGACCCTAACTTCGACCAGACTTCCGTCTTCCAGTTCGATGTCCATCTCGAAGATTGACTCGGCAACTTCCAAGTCTTCTTCTACTGTCGTTTCTGAGAAGTCGGTAATGTCTTTTGGTATTGGGATCGCGTCTTTGACAGTGCCAATCTTTGTTGAATACTCGGCTTGCTTCGGCTTTTCATAAGGCTCGTCCGTGAAGAACGACATCTGTCCTTCAATCTGGCCGTAGCGATGACGGGCGAGGTCAGTGCCTCGGGCTGCCTCCCGAACTCCCGATAGTCCGTTGCCTGTCTTACGCCGTCCGTGAGTTTTCTGGTCGTGTTGCTCACCAAGGTGTTTAGACACCTGCTTGGTCGCGACCTCGGGTTCTGAAACGGTCGTGAAGATCGCCAGCATTTTCTGTGCTTTAGTCGCCATCAGACACCACGCTCTTCGTACCACTTGTTGCCATAGGGTGCGTCATGCCACGGCCCCATGTTCCCTTCATCAATCCCCTTTTCAACCCCATCTTCACGGCTGTACTTGACGGCTGGCTCGGCTCCAAAGCCCAACGCCCAGTCTTCGGGTGGGAACCAGAGATCAAGGACAGGGTCATAAATCGTTCCGTCGCTTAGTTCAACCCATGAGTGCGGAATGCGCTCGTCCGCACCCGGCCCGTGAATCGAGCCATGCACTAACTTCGTTTTTGAGTTCGTCCGCACCACACACTCAAATGACAGTTCATAACAACGAGAAAGACGCTGCTCAAACGTCTTTGGCCCTTTCCAGCCTCGCAGTTCTGATGGACGCTCGCCTCTGGCTTTCCTTGCTTCCGCGCCAAACATTGCTTTTGAGTAGTCCTCAAACGACCCAACTCTCAACGAAGTCTTACGGCGACCATGCGTTTTCTGATCGTGCTCGGCGTGCTTCTTCATCCAGCCGTGGATAGTTGGATCACGCCAAGTCCCATCAGACTCGCGAACATACACTTCTTCCAACGATGGGGTGAGCCTGATTTGTTCTGCAAGGCGAGCCTGCTCCCTCGCCTCGGCTTCTCGCTCTTCGTCAATCCGAATCAGTGTGCCTTCGTCAACAGGGTTGGTCGTTGAGAACCCGCGCTTCCACTTCCGATACCAGCCGTATGACTCCCGACCTCGCATGGACATCTCAAACGCACGTTCTACTTGTGGTGGTCGCTGACGCATCAAGTGCTGTTTGATGGCGAGTAAAGCCCCGCCATGCCTGTACAAGAACTCACTTGAGGAGCCTGACCACTCACGGCTGTAATACTCTGGCATCTCTATCGGCAACGGGTTCGCGACTTTGTCGGGGTTGGCAAGATGAGGGACTTCCAAAAAGGCTTCCCAGTAAACCTCGCTGAGTTCGGGGTCTGCCAGCAACTCACGAGAATGCGCCACTGAGTCGACATAACCGGCTCGCGTGATTGACTGTATGTCTTCTTCACGGGAGAAGAAACGCTCAATAGGCCCACGGATGTTGATGCCTTTGGGCTTTTCTGGAACATTGATCTTTGGTGTCACCGGAACAAGTCGGAATGTGCCTTTCTTCTTGCCCTTGCGCTCCACCAACTGCATCCGTGTTGTCTTACGTCGACCATGTGTCTTCTGGTCATGTTCGGCGTGCTTGGCCACTTCCCCAGTTGGGAAAGGCACGACCACGGCATCAAACTCCTCGGACTCCATGAGTGAATGCATTGCTAGCCGGTGGTGGCCGTCAGCAATGAGATATCGACCGTCGGGCATCTCAAACAGCCGAGGTGGGTAGCCCTCTCGTAGTGGTTCCCGACCTTCCACAACTTTGGCCACATGCTTCTTCTTCACACTGCCTTCGGTGCCGATGAACTTGTCACGCCACGACACCTTGGTGGGGTTCCCGCCCCACACCTTGTCATCGTCTCGGTAGCGGTTAGCAACTTTGGCCAGCGCGGGAGGTGCATCTTGAATGCCGAGTGCGCTCAACTCAATCCGCTCGCCCGACCCGCTAAGAACTTTCCGTGCTCGCGCAGAAACTCCTGACGATGTTTTACGACGACCGTGAGTTGACTGGTCGTGCTCTGCGTGTTTCGCGACTTTGGAGGGTTGGTAGTCGTCACCGTCCCATGTGCCGAGGATCATGTAGCAGACGATCTCACCAACTGCGGGCACCCACTTGCCCCCGACCTTCTTCTCTTCGACCACCATCTTGCCGGTGTCCTTGAACCGATACTGAACTCCGAAGTCGTCGGCAAGAGACAGCCACTCAGCCTTGATAACTGACGAATACTCCTCAAAAACCTGTACGCCAACTTTCAGTGCGCCATCGGGTATCTCAACCGTCGCCCACAACTCGGTCATATTCTGCCAGTAGGCATAGCGACGAATCGGTGATTCCTCAACTCGGTACTTCTTGTACCACGCATGAGCACGATCCTTTGTCGCGAGGCTGGCAGGCGTGTGGAACTGCAACTCAAGCATCTGACCATCGGGGTTGGACATACGGACGTTGATGCCGTCATAAGCGTCTCCCCTCCTCCAGAAGTTTTTGACGAGATCAATCTCGTATCCCATTGCGCCGAGTTCAGCCAAGGTTCGGTTCATTCCCTTGGTGTAGTCACCGGCCTCTATGACTGTGGTGTAGCGCACGACATCGTGCATTGCGCCTGCAATGTCTTCGCGTGACTGCCGTGTTTTTCCGTAGACCTCGTCAATCTTGCGAGCCAACGACTCCTCAGTCTTGAGCCGGTATTCCAGTCCGTATGCCTTACCACCAGCAGTATCGATGGCAGCCAGTACGTCTTTCGTGATCTTTGGCTCGCGAGACGCTGCGCGGTCGCGAACCAACTCCGCAAGTCGTCTGGCTTCGGCTGAGTATTTGCCCGCTGTGTCTTTCTCGTTTGGGACAATGGGTGGAACCCTGCCACTCTTACGTCGTCCGTGAGTCTTCTGGTCATGCTCGGCATGTTTGGATACACCGCTGTGGCTCTTGGTGACTGTCTTGTACCCACCGCCCCTGCGCTTGTACTCCTGCACTAGCCAGCCGTTCGCATAGGCCGACGGGTACACATCGAACTTGCGCTTGGCTGCTGCCTTGACCTCGGCGTACAACTTCGGGTTGGTGGGGACGTTCTTCTTCTCCACCACCGTGTCGACATTGATGGGTTTCTTGCCCTCGCGTCGCTTGGTCGACTCGGCCTTCCGCTTACGACGAACTGCCGACTTGATCTCTTCTGGAGTCATCTTCGCTGCCCGAGATGCAGGGACACACTTCGGGTACTTGCCTTCATCGGCATCCTTACGCCCACATGGTTCGTAGCCCCCACCCTTCTTTGGGCGTGAAAGGTCAACCCAGTTTTCGCGGAACCACTGCGACAGGCTCATGTCATTCGCTCGGCTGGGCAGCCTTCTGCTTGATGCCGAAGTCATCAGCCCAAGAGTTGGCTTCCTTGAGAACATCCATGATGTCCATGTCGACCACACGGACGTTCATCTCCAAGTCTCCCAACTTCCCGTCGCGGGTATCTCGGCCAACCACTGCTGCCCAACGGTGGTGGCCATCGATGACGTATCCGTCCCGAGACACGAAGATTGGCTTCTTGCCGGGGTCAAAGCCTTCGGCTGCTGCCATCCCTGCCACCTTGGCACCAACGAGTTCGGTCTGGCTCGCCTTGAGCGACGATGCTTTCTGACTACCAGTGGTCACCTTGATGCCCTTACCCTCCAGATGCTTGATGAACTCGTCTGAGCCATCGACTTCGCCATCGTCGTTCTTAGGCAACTTGTCGGCCATAGAACCTTTGACGGGCTTGCCTCCAATCTGTGGCATCTGGTTGCGTGGGATACCCTTGTTGCTACCGCAGAAAAGGTTGGTGCCGGGAACGGTGACTTTGCACAGGTTGAGGTTCTTGGCCTCCTTCCCCGCCTTCTTCATAGCCTGCACTTCCTTGTTGAACTCTTCAAGGAATACGGCTACGTCTTTCGGACTCTTGAGTTCTGCGGTCTTACCACTCTTGACCCGCGTCATAACAGCATCGACTGAACTCGGTCGGGCAACCTTCTTCGCACCCTTGGCCTTCCTCGGTGTGCCACGCTTCGTGCCCTGACCCGGCTTGCCACCTGTCCACTGATTACCTCGGAATGGATGGCCGGAATAGTCGCCTTTCTCCATCTGACGCTGTTCGGAGAGTGCGATCGCCATAGCCTGTTTGGCATCAGTGACCTTGTCACCCGTGGAAGACTTCAACTTGCCCTCCTTGAACTCGCGCATGACCGTGGCGACCTTGTTGGCACCCTTCGACTTCTGTGCCTTGGACATGAGCGACAGTAGACGTTTGGAGACACGCACAGTTGGCTCTCCCTCACACTCGGTGCATCCACAGCCTTTCTC